CGGATTATGGGCAGATGCAATCAGGAAGCAGAGAAGCGGGGTAAACCGATAAATGGCTGAACAGCGTTCGTTGATCCAGAGGATATTTGGCGGCTCGCAGCCTTCGCTCGGCACCGAAAAGGCGCTCCCGTCCACAGTCCTAGAGTCAAGCCCATACGCCCGCGGCGCCGCTGGGCTCCAAAGCGTTACCAAGATGAGCACCGAGCAGTTGCGCAGGTGGTCCCGCATCAACCCGTGGATTCGAGCAGCAGTAAACCTTCGTCGCACGCAGATCAGCCGATCAAAGTGGGACATCGTTGCCGTTGAGCCAGGGATTGAGCCAAACCCGAAGACTGTTTCAAAGATCAAAGAACTTCTGCGCCATCCAAATCCTAAGGGCGAGTCGTGGCGTTCGTTCATTGAGCCAGTTGTTGAGGACATCCTCGTCCTAGACCAGGGCGCCATTGAGGTTGAGAAGACCGCTGGCGCTCGGCTGAGTTCGCTTAACCCAGTTGCCTACCTGTGGAATAAGGATGCCGCAAGAATTGCATTTGACACCACATGGGACGGAAGGGATGACAGCAAGGCGCGCTACTACGAGCTGGATAACACCGGCAAGCAGGTCGCCGCATACAAGAACGACGAACTTATCGTCATCATTGCCAACGCAGTGACCTACAGCCCGATAGGGCTCTCGCCGCTTGAAGTGCTTGCGGAGACTATTGAATCAGACCTAAACGCCGCGTCCTACAACGCCAAGTCCGTATCGCAGGCCGCCCCTCCGGGAATCCTTCACCTCGGTGAGGGTGTTCGCCCAGATCAGGTTGACGCCTTCAAGGCGTACTGGGAAGGCGAAGTCGCGGGAAAGAGCCAGATCGCCATCACCGGTGGCGGCAAGGGCATTCAGTGGATGCCGCTCGCTGCAACAAACCGAGACATGCAGTTCATGGAGTGGCAGGTGTACCTTGCCCGAAAGATCTGTGCCGTGTTTGCGGTCCAGCCGCAAGACATCGGCATCTCCTTTGACATCAATAAGAGCACTGCCGAGACCGGCGCCGCATTCACCTACGATAACGGCATTGTCCCTCTTTGCGACCTTATCGCCGAGTACATCACGCGAGAGGTTGTCGGCAGGTACGACAAGGATCTCCGATTCGTATTCACAGAGGTTGGGCGAACAGCCCAGCAGGCAATTGCAGAATACAACAAGATGGCCCTCGGCGGCTTGCCTTGGCTTCGCATTAATGACGCCCTCCGCGAGCGCGGTCAGGACGGAATCGGAGAACTTGGTGACCAGATCCTCTTCCAGACACCGCAGGGCTATGTGCCATCGGATCGTTACGGGGAATATCTTGATAACGTGATCTTCGGTAAGGTAAATCAGGACACCAACACCCCGCCTCCAAACGGTGGTCCAGAAGAGCCAGCAATGCCAGATGGCGAGGACATGACCCCAGAGCCGGGCGCAACCACTAATCCAGCGCAGATACCAGCCGATTCCAGCAAGTCCGCTGGAGAATCAATCATCGTATGCGACATTGACGGGGCGCTAACAGATAGCGAAGGCAGCGATCAGGTTAACGAGGTCATCGCCAGCCACCTAAGAAAACAGTCTGATGAGAACAGGATCTTCATCGTGAGCGCTCGGTCTATCAAGCGGCTTGATGAGACGAAGTCTTGGCTTGAAGACAATGGCATCCCGCACGATGCGATCTACCTGAGCGATTTCCCGTCTGGCGCTGGCTTGCAGTTCAAGAAATACAAGGTTTCCAAGATCCTGAAGGAAAATGGAAATGTGACTGAGGCGATTGACGGAGACGCTGATGTTCGCTTGGCGTATAAGGCTCTTGGCGTTCAGAATGTTCACGGCCTAGATGACTTCTCTGCCACCTACAAGGCTGTTGACTATGACGGAATTAATCTTGATGTTCCTGCCGCGGTTAAGTCAGAGGCCAAGCGTGGTCTTGAGTGGAGGCAGGAATTTGGTCGCGGCGGAATCGGACCAGGTCAGACGACTGCTCGAATGCTTGTCGGCAACGCCATGACGATTGCACGAGTGCGCAAGATGCGTGCCTTCCTTGCGCGTCATGAGGTTGACAAGCAGGGTGAGGGATTCAAGCCAGGACAGGCTGGGTTCCCATCTGCTGGGCGAATTGCATGGGCCCTCTGGGGTGGCGACGCCGGTGTTTCATGGTCCAACAAGGTCATGCGACAGGTTGAGGCGCGCGAGAGCAAGGATTGAGCGACAAGTTCTATCATCCATCTACTTGCTTCTGTATCCCCTGCCGAGTGCTAGGATCTGAGAAGAAGCATGGTGGGGGAAATGCAAGAACAGATAGTGCAGAAGCTCCTGAGAGCACTCCAAAAGGATCTAAAAAGCGTCGCAAGGGCACTAAATAGCGCTGGCGGGCAACTAGATCTTACCGAGTCTGAGAGCAGGGCTATTCGTTCAGTCAGCAGAAAAATTGACAGGCTATCCCTTGACATACTTATGACTGAAGATCTTCTAGAGCAGGGCAGGACGGAGGAGCTCATATGAAGAGAACAAATATCAAGCGGTCAATAAAACACAAAGACCCAGTGACCAAAGAGGTCCACTATGAGGTCTACACAAGGGATCGCGGGTGCGTTGCGGCAAGGGTCGGTATGCCTGGGTCCTGCGGCAGCCAGTTTGGACCGCAACAGAACCCCCCAATGGAGCTTGACCATGTCAACGGCTCTGGTCTAGGTAAGAGGGGTCCCTCAATCGCTGCCAACCTTGTGCTGCTTTGCGGTCTGCACCATAGAATGAAGACTGAACAGGCACGAATATGGCGCCCAGCGCTCAATGAGTACCTAAAAAAGCACTATAGTTAAGCATAGAAAATGCCTGCTGTTGACATGTCAATGGGAGGCGTGCATAATCATCTAATGAACTATGACGGAGGGCTGAATGGCTAATTGCGTACTTTGCGGTAAGCAGGTCGTCACGCCCGATGCGTCTAGGTGCTGGTGGTGCAACCACAAGCACCGATCGAGTTCCGCTCTTGCCTCACTTGAGGCTCGTGCAAAGGAAATTGAATCACTGAAGGCATCTGGGATGACGGTGGTTGACATCTCAAGGAAGCTTGGGATCAGCAGGCAGCGCATTTACCAGATTCTAGGAAGGGTAAAGAAATGACCGAATCGCGCGAAATTGAATTGGAACTTCGTGGCCGAGGTTGCTTCATGGCGGCGCTAGAGGCTCATGGTGTTGCCTCAGACATGGAGTACGCAAGCACAATTGAAAAGGAGAAGGTAATCCTTTCGCTCGTAGCAGATTCACGCGAACTGCTTGAAGGCAGTCTTTTGGAGTCTGGGGAGAATCTTGACTCCGAGGATCGTCTCTGGGTAGATCGGGGCATCAGCCTTGCTTGTGAGGAGTGGCTACGGAATCCAGAGGATCGCCAGTTGGTGGGTGTCTAAGCTAAGCGGGGAAAAGGGCAAGGAGTGGCGCAAAATGCAGCGCGTCGCTTGCTCAATGATCTGGCAGGTGATAGACGACTCTTGCATTCCCCACGATGTCGTGGCACAATACCTTAAGTGTCATCCGCAGTATCTAACGGACCTGCGGTTTGGTCATGTGAAAATGAGTAGGCCGATGATGGCTAAGATCAGTGACTTTCTCGGAATTCCCGAGGAGGAACTGTTTAAGGATTATCTGCGCGAAAGCGCAGCGTTGAAGAAGGGAAGGAGTTAGAGATGGCTTACGGTAATTCAGCAGCACCAGAAAAGCGAAAGGCATTTGCGGCTGACTACGTTGAGGTAGCAGACCGAATCAGGGCTTGGTACGAAGCCTACCCAAACGCAAGAATTGAAACCGAGATTGTCCAGATCACCGACAAGATCGTCGTCGTGAAGGCGCAGGCATTCCGTGGTGAGACCCAAGACGAGAAGCCGGCTGGCGTCGGTCACTCCTCAATGGGCATCCCGGGCAGCACTCCATACACTCGTGGCTCTGAACTTGAGAACACCGAGACAAGCGCAGCAGGTCGAGCACTCGTCATGGCTGGGCTTCCTTCAAAGAAGGTTGCATCTGGCGATGAGATTCGCGCCAAGAGCGGCGCAGCACCTAAGGCTGATCCAGTTGTTGCTGCGGCAAAGAACATCTTTGATGATGTTGAGATCAAGGAAAGCCCAGTGGTGCTTGATTGGCTATCTGCGATTGATGGCGCGAACGATGCGGCAGAACTGCAGC